GCAGATCGTGCTTCTGAAATCAGCGAGTCACCTCCCGCGCGTGGGGGCGAGGCTGAGTTTTGGCTACGCCAGATCAGCGATGCCGGCCGGATCGAGCGCGAGTGGCGCAAGAAGGCCACCGAACTCGAGCAGCGCTACAAGAACGAGGCCCCCGATAACCGGAAGCGCCGGAAGCGGCTCAATATTTTCTGGTCGAACATCCAGACGCTCAAACCGGCGGTGTTCAGCGCGACGCCAAAGCCGGATGTACGCAGGCGCAACATCCATGACGAGCCTACGGCGGCTGAGTTGGGCAAACAGGCCGCGATTGCCTTGGAGCGGTGCCTCGAATTCGCTGTTGGCGAGCCAGGCTTCACGCGGTCGATGGAGGCAGCGCGGGACGATACGCTGATCGTGGGGCGTGGCGTGGCGCGCGAGGTCTACGAATCAGACACGGTGAGGCGCGCGGACATCCAGGTGATTCGAAGGCAAGCCCCGGCCGTTACTACGGTTGGTCTAGACGGCGTCCTTGTCGAGCAGGCACCGGTCGAGTTGCCGCCCGCCTACCTGCTCGACGGCAGCTTGGTCGAGCCTGATGGTTTCGACAGGGAAGGCCGCCCCTTCATCGACCAGACCATCAACGAGCGCACCGAGACCCGTCATGTCTATTGGGCCGATTTCCGCATGGCTCCGGCGCGGTGCTGGGATGACGTGTGGTGGGTCGCCTTCCGGCACACGCCGACGCGGCGCGATCTGGTCAAGCAATTCGGCGCGACGGTGGGGCGCAAGGTCCGCCTGACATTGGCGGCCGGCGATACCAGCTCCGGCGATCTTCAGGACCAGCCAAAAGACCCAGAACACGCATTCGGCCGCGCCGAGGTGTGGGAGGTCTGGCACAAGACGAAGCTCGAAGTGCTGTGGGTCTCGGACGGCCTTGAGAAGCCGCTCGGGAAAGACGCGCCGCCCGTCGAGTATCGCGACTTCTGGCCGTGCCCGTGCCCGCTCTACGCGGTGCCGGTCAACGACTCCATGGTCCCGGTCCCGGAGTTCGATCTCTACGAGGACCAGGCAAATGAGTTGGATCACCTTCAAGGCCGGATCGGATCGCTCGTCGATCAGTGCAAGGCTGTTGGTATATGTGACGCCGATTTCGTCGAGCTGATGAGCCTGAAGGACGTGCCGGACGGCACATTCAAACCTATGGAACGCAAGGAGGAAAGTGCCGGCGCGCTCTCGGATCAGCTGTGGCGGTGGCCGCTGGAGAACGTCATTCAGGTGATCATGCAGCTAGGCATGCGTGCAGAGAACGTAAAGCTGCAAATCTTCGAGATAACCGGCATCACCGATCTGCGCCGAGGCTCCGGCACCCGCGAGCGCGAGAGCGCAACGGCGCAAAACCTCAAGGCCAGCTTTTCCCAGGTTCGCATGACGCCGCGCAGCAAGCCCATGGCCGAGTTTGCGCGCGACCTGTTGCGCATCAAGGCCGAGATCATTGCCGAGCAATTCGAGCCTGCGTCAATCGAGCAACATGCCGGCATGCTCTTGGACCCGGCGGCGGTAGAGCTGTTGCGGTCAGAGCGGTTGCGGCACATGGCGATTGATGTGGAAACGGATTCGACCGTCGCCGCAGATGCGCAAGCCGAGAAAGGCGAGGCGGTAGAATTCACCACCCACCTAACCGGGTTCATCTCCGGCTGGGCGCCGATCCTGCAATCGTATCCGCAGGCCGCACCGCTATTCGGCGCGCTCCTCAAAGAGGCCACAAAGCCCTTCAAATTCAGCCGCAATCTGGAGGAGGTGATCGACGCGACGGTCACTCAGATTCAGGCGCAGCCGGCAGCGCCGCCGACGCCTCCTGGCGGTAGCAACGGCGCGGATCCGGCGGCGCTAGTAAGCGCTCTCAGCCAGCCGGGAGCGTTGCAGTGATCGAGCTAGAAAAACCACCGATCGGCCGCAGGCGCTTCGTCTTCGTCGAGGGCAAGCCCGGATCAAATTTCCGGGGCTTGGTCGAGGTCGAGCGGCAACCGCCACGGCCACGGGTCGCGATCAGGCGCGCAGACAACGATCCGATTCAGAGCATGTTTGACGGCAAGGTCTATCCGTCCGTTGCGCGCATGCGGCAAGAGGCTCGCGGTCGCGGGCTTGAAGAGGCCGGTGACGAATACCGGGCATTCGCAGAGCCCGAGCTGCCGCAGTGCGGGCCTACGGACGACGAATTGAGGGCGGCGGCTGAAACGATCGACTGGTCGCAAGTCAAATGATGGGATCACCGATGCCGATGGAAGACGAGGATGATTTTCGGGCCGAGGGAGATCTCCGACATCTGATCGAGGCCGAGAAGATCAAGGCAGACAAGGATCGCCTCAAGGCCGCAATGGCGAAGGCCAAAGAGCAGCGTGAGGCGCTGGAAAAGGTGGAAAAGTAGCCCATGGCCCAGGACAAAAACCCAATTTCGGCCGATGATCTGGATGCGATCGACGGTCTCGAATCCGCCTCCGACGAGGAAGATCTGGGCGCGATCTACGACCGGATGACAGCGGCCGAAGATGGCGCCAAGGCTCCGACTCCGCCTCCCGCCGTTGCGGAAGCTGGCGAGGACGAGGATCAGCCCGATCAGGAAGCCGCGGCCGAGTCCGATGACGATCAGCCTGCAGATCAGCAGGGCGACGAGGATCAGCCGGGCGATGAGATCGCGGCCAAGCCGCCCGAGCACTGGTCAAAGGAGGACAAGGATTTTCTGGCGGCGCTCCCGGACGATGCCTCGCGCGCCAAGGTCCAGGAATGGCGCAAGGGCATTGAACGCGCCGCCGATAGCAAGTTTCAAGAGGCCGGCGAGATCCGCCGCGCCCACGAACAGATTGAGACCGCGTTGGAGCCGCTGGGGGCCGTGCTGCAACAGCACGGAATTTCCAAGGCTGACGCGGTGTCGCGCTTGGTGACTTCCGAGCAGATGATTCGCGCCGATCTCGGCGCCGGCCTTGCTCGGGTCGCCGGGCAGTATGGCGGTCAGATTGCCGGATCTGATCAAGCCGTGAACGTGGTTCGGCAGGTAGCCCAGGCGTTGGGTGTGGAGATCGGTGGCGCGGCCACCGTGGGCGGTGCGCAGCCTGGAGCGCATCAAGCCGGGGGTGACAAAGAACAGGCTCTTTCAGGCGGTGCTGAACAGCCGGTACAGCATCAAGCCAGCGGCACCAATGGTGCCATCGATCCGGCTCAGCTCGCGGAACAGGCGGCTCGACGTGTTTGGCACGAGCAGCAGCAAGCCGCGGCAATGGAATCTGCTCAACAGGCGCTCACGGCGTTCACCGAGGCGAAGGGTGAAGACGGTCAGCTCACACACCCGCACTACGAGCGAGTCAAGGGCGCCATGAGGGGCATCCTCATGGCGGCTGCCAACGCCAATCAGAAAGTGACGCTGGAGCAAGCCTACGAGCAGTCTACGTGGACCGAACCAGAGCTGCGTCAAGCCAGGATCAAGGCGGACCAAGAGGCGGCGGCGCAAGCCGATGCCGCTTCCCGCCGGTCGAAAGCGGCGAAGTCTCAGAATGCGCGGACACCACGATCGCGAGGAGTGTCCGTCCCCGAGATTGAGGTCGAGGAGGATATGGGCAAGATCATGTCCGACACCTACGACCGGATTATCGCGGACGGGCAGTGATCAAACCCCGAAGTTCTGAGGTGACTCAAAATGGCATCCCTACCCGATACCTTTGACGAGCTGGTGACCACCACGCTGCGCAACCGGCGCGGCAAGATCGTCAGCAATGTGGAGAACGGCAACGTTCTCTTGGCCTGGCTCAAGCGGAACGGCAATGTCGATCCTGCGACGGGCGGTCGTGAGCTGGTCGAGGAGATCGCTCACGCCGAAAACCAGACCTTCAAGTGGTACGAGGGCTATGAGGTTCTCGACATCACCCCGCAGTCTGTTCTCGGCTTTGCCCGCTATCCCTGGAAGCAGGGTGCGCTGTCGATCAGCGCGAGCGGCGGCGAGCTCGCGATCAACAGTGGCAAGGAAGCGCTGATCCGTCTGGCCAAGGAGCGGACCACGAACGGCGAAGAGTCGATGATGAATAATCTCGGCATCGGCGTCTATTCCAACGGTTCGGCCAACGGCGGCAAGCAGATGGGCGGCCTCCAGCTTCTGGTTGCCGATGCGCCGACCAGCGGCGTGGTCGGCGGGATCGACCGGGCCGAGCAGGCGTTCTGGCAGAACCAGTTCAAGGACGCGGCAACGGTGTTTTCGAGCCTGACCTCAGCATCGGTACTCGCGCTGATGCAAGAGGTCTTCCTCGAGATCGTGGCCGCGCCTGGACCGCAGGGCGGGGGCGCAGCTCCCAACCTCATCGTGGCGGGCGTCAATGCGTTCACGACCTACTGGAACGCCTTGGTCCCGAACCAGCGGTTCACTGACCCGAACACGGCAATCAGCGGCTTCCGGTCGCTGGAGTTTGCTGGTCCGCAGGGCGTGGCGCCTGTCTTCTTCGATCCGCAGTGCAACACCAACCGGATGTACATGCTCTCGACGAAGTATCTGAAGTACCGGCCGCACAATCAGCGAAATGTCAGCTGGTCGAACGCGCGCCAGTCGCAGAACCAGGACAGTAGTGTGACGCTGCTCTTCTGGATGGGCAACCTCACGGCATCGAACATGGGCCGTCACGGCGTAATATTCGATTAGGGAAAGGGTTTTGACTAGCTCGATGAATACAGCTATACTTGCCGTATCAGGCTTCTTAGGAGGTAATGCGGTGAGCGATCAATCGAGGTTTCAGCAGTATGTGGCGGTCGATCCAGAAACCGGCTGCCACAACTGGCTATCGACGATCAAGAAGGACGGCTATGGCACGTTCTGGCTGTACGATCGGGTTATTCAAGCCCATCGCGCCGCGTGGCGCCTGTTCGAGGGGCCAATCCCAGAGGGGAAACTTGTTCTGCACCATTGCGACAACAGACGGTGCGTGAACGTGGATCACCTCTACATCGGCACCCACAAGCAAAACACCGCCGATGCCATCGCCAGAGATCGTGGCGTAGGTAGGCGGAAAACGGCAACCCCGGAGCGTGTCATGCGGGCGCGCGAGCTGCGCGAGAAAGGGTGGAGCCAACAACGCATCGGTGATGCGATTGGCTGCACCCAATCCGTGGTCTCGAAGATCCTGCGCGGCGACCTCCTGTATGCACGAAGGAACTGAGCTATGTACATCAGCGGAATCGACCCGACCAAGGTTCGCACGTCGGCGGAAGGATCGGTGTTCGCGCTCGGTCAGCGTGGCGCCACCTCCAATGGCAACGAGTACGTCTACATCAGGGCGAAGGGCGCCATCGCGGCGTTCACGTACTGCGGCATCGACGAGGTGTGGGACGCAGCGGAGGCGACCACGACCACGCAGGCCGCAGGCACCGGACAGGGGCAGCGTGGCTGTATCCCCCAGGTGGCAATCGCCGACGACGGGTATGGCTGGGGCGCCATCTACGGCGGCGGCGGCACGCTTCAGGTCCTAGCCGCGACCAACTGCGCCAAGTACACCACGCTCTGCACCACGGCAACGGACGGGGTGCTGGATGACGCGGCGGTGAACGCGGGCAAGGTGGTAGGGGTGGTGCTCGAGGAGACGATCACCACGGCTGCGGCGGCCGACTGCTCGGTCTGTTATCCGAGCACGCTCCTCGACGCGACAACCTAGCCGGCAATGAGTTGCGGGGGGCGTTGCTCGGCGCCTCCCGCAAGCTTTCCGAGCAACACGAGCGAGGAACTGATGACGATGGAAGAATCTCGCGGCGCGGCCGGTGGACCTGATGAGGATGGCGTTTACGGCATCTTTCACACCCAGGAAATGATCAACGACGCCGAGACCAAGGCGCAGGGGCGCGTGGTGATCGATTCCGTGCCATTCGTGAAGATGATCTTTCCGAATGACCCGCTCACGCGGGTTGTCGAGCGGATCAATGATGATCACAAGAAGCGCTGGCCGAAGGTCTGGGCCGCCTATGAGGAGAAGCGTGAGGGGATCGTCGACGGGACGCCGGTCGAGCACCTGACCATTCTGACCCGCCAGCAGGTGGCGACGCTGAAATACCTCGGCATCGTGACGGTCGAGCAGCTTGCCAAAACAGGCGACAACAAAATCAACCTCGATGTCACGAGGGATATGCGAGATCGCGCGAATCAGTTTCTCCAGGGGTCGAGCGAAACCGAGGCCGAGCTGCGGCGCACGATCGCCCGGCTGGAGACCGAGAACACGGGCTTGAAGGCTCAGGTCGAGCATTTGCAGAGGGTGGCAGCGGCCCCGGTTGACGACGACGGCCTGGACGAGCCGCTGGCGGTTGCCGCCATGCCCAAGCGCCGCGGTCGCCCGCCGAAGAACGCCGCCACGGCATGACGATTCTCTCGATCGTTCACGACGTGACGGCGGAGTATGGGCTACCGCAGCCCATCATTCTGTTCGGTAGCGACGACGTGACGGCAAAGAGGTTGGCCGCGATTGCCCAACGCAACGGTGAAGCGCTCTATCGTGCTCACAGATGGTCGATGCTGGATCGGGAGTACGAGTTCAGCACAGAGGCGGCTGTGGACAACTATCCGATTCCCGACGATTGGGGGCGCCCGGTTGGAGATACGGTGTGGGACCGGACCAACTACTGGCGCGTGCGGGGCAACCTGGGGAGCCAACAGTGGCAGGTGCGTCGCTCAGGGTTGACCGCGACGCTTGGGTCACGGTTCGGCTACCGCCTGATCATGGGGCCGTTGGTGGGCTCGATCCTGATCGATCCGGTGCCTGGCGCCGTGCATGCCCTGGTGATCGAGTACGGCAGCCGCTGGTGGAGCGAATCGGCCGCGGGGCAGGGCCAGCTGACATTGGCTGCGGACACTGACGAGATCCGCCTAGATCACGAGTTGTTCACGCTGGGCATGACGTGGCGCGTGCTGCGCGCTTTCGGTCGAGCCTATGCGGATGAGCGCGCCGACTACGAGTCCGCCGTGAACACCGCGAGGCTCGATGATTACAACCTCCCGATGTTCAGCATGGGCGGATCGGATGAGGTAGAGTCCTTAGGCGTGCCTGACGGTGGCTTCCCAGGGCCGGGTAATCCGTAATGCCATTCGCGCGCCAAGCAGAGGCTCGTGACATCCGGCGTTCGGTCCAGCGGCAGCGTCACGCGCAACGGGTCCTTCAACCCAATGTCATCACGTTGCCGAGCCCGACCGGCGGACTCAACGGGCGCGACGCGCTCGACTCGATGAAGCCCGACGATGCGGTGCAGCTGATCAACTTCGTACCCGGCTTCGGCAAGGTCGAGGTCCGGCCTGGATCGGCTCTGTGGGCCACGGTGGGGAGTGCTGGCTTCACCCCCGCAACTGGCGCGGTCGAGACCCTCGCAGAGCTGAAAATGAGCACGGGCCTGCGCCTGATCGCTGCGGCAGATGGCAAAATCTACGACGTGGCGACAACGGGCGAGAAGGATACCGAGCTCGGCTCGGGCTTTGCGCACGATCGCTGGCAGTATGCGGTGATGAACGATCAGCTCGGGCTCGTGAACGGCCAGGACGCGCCGCAGGTCTACGACGGCACAACGCTCGCCGCCATGACGATCTCGGGCACGGCCCTGACTGTCTCGACCCTGATCGGCATCACCGTCCACAAGAGCCGTTCCTGGTTCATCCCGGTCAACAGCCAGGACGTGTGGTATAGCGCCGTGAACGCATTGGGCGGCGCATTGACCAAGTTCCCGCTGTCCGACGTGGGCAGCTCTGGCGGGCATCTGGTGGCGATGATTGCTTGGTCGCGTGACGGTGGCGCCGGCATGGACGACCTCGCCGTGTTCGTCATGTCGAGCGGAGAGGCGATCATCTACGCGGGCTCCGATCCAGGCGATGCGAACGATTGGAGCAAGATCGGGATCTATGACTTTGGCACGCCGATCTCTCGCCGCGGCGTCATTAAGTTAGGCGGCGATGCGCTGATCCTGACTAGCGATGGCGCCACGCTGCTGAGCCAGGTTATCCCCGGCGCGCGCGGGGCGAGTGGAATCACCGTGACGGACAAGCTCGGCAAGTTCCTGCTCGACCAGATCAAGTCGACGGGAGCCGAGTTCGGGTGGCAGGCGATCCACTACCCGCGTGGGCGAAGGCTCCTGATCAACTACCCGATTGGCGGCGCGCACCAGCAGTTCGCGGCCAATCTAGCGACGGGAGCCTGGACGCAATTTCAGAGCATGAACGCCTCGTGCTGGTCGCTTTTTGGCGATCGGTTGTTCTTCGGCGGCCCGGGCGGCCTGGTGGTCGAAGCTGACACCGGCGTTAGTGACCAGGGCGCGGACATCGTAGCGAAAGGGCAGTTGGCGTTCTCGCCGCTTCGCGGCCCTGTCGGGAACCGTCACGTCCAGATGGTTAGGGGCCTGTTTGAGGCGGCTGGTACTATCGATGTCGATATCTCCCTGTTCGCCGACTATTCACCCGTCCCAGAGGCGACGGTGCAAGCCACGTTCGGAACCGTGGGCGAGGCGGGCGGCGAATGGGGCGTGGCGGAATGGGGAGTGGATTTCTGGGCCGGTCCCAGCAAGGTCGCGCAAAACTGGGTCGGTCACGCAGCACGCGGCTACACGATCAGCCCGGCTGTTTCGGTCGCGCAGAACAACAATCGCGTGGCGTGGTCGGGCATGATGCTCAGCTATGTCGTCGAAGGATTGGTGTGATGGTGCGGCTCTGGACGCCGAAGGCCCAAGCGGATCGCGCGATGTTGCTGAGTTGGGCCGAGGAGCGTCTGTCAAGCACTGTCTTCAGCCGCAATGGAACGGCTCTCCCTGGCAAAGAGGTCGGTAGCGGGGCGCTGCCCGTAGCAGTGATGCGCGGCGACAAGATCGCTGCCGTGATCATCTACCACCAGCATCGCGGCGCGAGCCTCGAGATGACGAATGCTGCCGACACGCCGCGATGGGCCACCAAGGGCGTGATAGCCGAATTGCTATCCTACCCGTTCGAGGTGCTGGGGTGCCGGCGGATAGAGGCTATTGTACGCGCCGACAATGTGCGAGCTCGCCGGTTTGACGAGGGGATCGGGTTCGAGCAAGAGGGCATCATGCGCGAAAAGTTCGAGGATTGCGACGGGATCATGTACAGCCTGACCAAGCGCGATTGGCTTGGGAGCCGGTGGCACCGGATCTGGCAGGATCGCCACGCGATACAGGAGGAGGCCGCTTAGATGGGGTTCAGCGACACCTTCAAGTCCGTTGCGGACCCAGCCGGCTTTGCCGACAAGGGCAGCGACAGCGGATTTTCGGCTGACGAGATTCAGGCGATTATCAACGCGCAGGCCAAGGCCAACCGGGTCGACCAGACGACGCCGACAGGCTCTCTCACCTTCTCCGGTCGGAACCGAAGCCAGGCGACCCTTGAATTCACGCCTGAGCAGCAGGCGCTGCTGGAGCAACAGCAGGTCGCGCAGCTGCTCGCCGGGCGAACGGCAGAGAGCAGCCTGGGAGATCTGTCCGCTGGCCGCGCCGCGGTGGAGCGGGCGCAGTTCGATCGTGCCCTTGGACTGCTCACTCCGCAGTTCGCGCGGCAGGAGGATGCGCTGCGCCAGCGTCTCGCTAACCAGGGCCTGCCGCAGTCTAGCGAGGGTTTTGGCAATGAGATCGGACGCTTCACAGACTCTCGGAATCAAGCCCTGGAGCAGCTGGCACTTGCCGCCGTTGCGGCCGGGGGCGCCGAACAGACCAGGCTAACCCAGCAGGCGCTAGGACTTCTGACCGGAGTTCAACCGGCGAGCATCCCGCTGGTGAATGCGCCGGAGCTCACGGTGCCGGTGAACCAGCCGCAAGCGCAGACGAATCCGCTAGCGTCCTTGCTGCCGCTCGGTGGCGCGATCGTGGGCGGTATCTATGGCGGCCCTGCTGGCGCCGCAGCTGGCGGGGCTGCTGGCAGCTCAGTTGCCGGCATCTTCGCGCGGCAGTGAGGAGTTCCTGACATTGGCGATTCAAGTCATTCCCCTCGATCAGACCAATCGGCGGCTGCAGGCGGCGGCGCTGGCCCAGGCGGTCAACCTGGGAACGCAGTCGGCTTTCGCTTTGCAGGGCCGCCAGGACCGCATCAACGCCGAGGAGGCTATGGCCCAGTTGCTGGCCGGTACGCCAGATCAGCCGGGGCAGGGACCAAAGGCCCTTGGGCCGGGCGCAACGGAGCCCGGCATTCTCGCTCGGCTGATGGGGCCGGCGAGCGAGCCACAGGGACCGCCAACGTCGCCGACGCC